CACTACGGTACGTCCGAAGCGGACGCTGCCGATTCCTCTGGGGTCGGTTGTCACCAGTGGGAGCATTCAGTTCCGGACCACCCAGGCGTCGTCCATTCCCTTCGACCGTCTGGCCTCCTTCTTCGACCCAGTGACGGGGAGGTACTTTGTTCTGGTCTCTGTCCAGGCAACCACCACGGGTTCTTCTGGAAATGTGGGCGTGGGCCAGGTTCGGTCTGTGGTCAGCGGCACTTCAGGGCTGTCGGTCATCAACAACTCTTCGATGTTTGGGGGCACCAACCAGGAGACGAACCGGCAACTGGCGGAGCGGGCTCGGAACGCCCTAGCTTCTGTCGATTCTGGCACCAAGCGTGGCTATCTCCAGACAGCAGCGGATGTCCCTGGTGTCGTACAGGCTGTTGTTGTGGGAGCTGGCGATGCTCTGATGCAACGGGACCTCGACTCCCAGGGGGTCCATCGTGGTGGGAAAGTCGACATCTGGGTCCAGGGGGAGAATCTCGCCAACGTCACCGATGTCTTTGCCTTCACGTTCGAGCTTGCCTCGGACATCCAGTTTGAGCTGGTGTCTGTCCCGTCAGAACTTCGGTTCCGGGCCAATGACCCGGAACTCTCCCTAGAGAACCCCATCGTGGAGATGCTCGACGACCCCGCCTTGGGCTTCGAATTCCGCAACGCCACCACAGGTGCGGCCTTCGACCTGTCCGGCGTGGCCCTCGTGAGCTTCGACACCATCCAGCTCAACACCGCCATTCCGCAGCCCCCGGTCGACCTGACCGATGTTGTCCTTGGAGACTACCGGCGACGGTCTTCTACCGAGTACATCTTCGTTCGCCAGCCGGTTCGGGCTGTGTCGTCCGTGACAGGTTCCGTCTCGGGACTCCTGACGGAAGATGCCTACAGCCTCAACATCCCGAAGTCGCCTTTGGGTGAGGGGCGTTCTGGCCTGGCGGGTGACTTCCTCCGCATCACGGGAACCACGGATTCCGACGGGAACCTGGTGCCCTCGGGCGACCTCCTCACCGTCACCGACGAAACCCATGTCCTCATCGGTGAGTTCAATGAGTCCGTCGACAACCTCGGAGCCAACTTCTTGTCCGTCGCGGTGCTCAACGCGGACCGGACCATCACCTACAAGGGCCCAAGCGACCCTAGTGGGCTTCAGGACTACACAATCGTCCCCGGGGACCAGACCACCCCCCTGGCAATCCGCCGCATTGTGGGAGGGGCCATTCCTTCGGGAACGACGGTCTCGGTGGACTATCAGCACGATGAGAACTTCACAGTCGCCTACACGACCAATCTCATCGTCCAGGTGACCCAGGAGGAGGTCAACGAGAAGCGTCATGTCACTGCTGATGTCATCGTGAAGGACGGCATCAACGTCCCGGTGGACCTCGCTGCCACGGTGGTTCTGGTCACGGGTGCCATTCAGAGTGATGTGGACACGGCCCTACGCACCAATCTGGAGAACTTCTTCAACGCCCTGAGGCTTGGGGACCCCGTGCGTCAGTCGGACATCATTGAGGTGCTTGACGGCACCACGGATGTCTCCTTCGTGGTCGTGCCTCTCACGACGATGGTTCGAGGGGCAGGTTCTACGGTGGTTCGAGAAGTCTTGGCGTCGGGCATCTTGGCCGACTCGGACTACATCTCGGCCTGGTCCACTCCGACCGTTTCGGTATGGCTCATTCGGGATGGCCTCTCCGCTGCTACCACTACGGGCGGAGGCCCAGAGAATGAGTTCCAGGCAGTATTCCAGGATGACGTGGAGACGACACTACTACGGGTGACACCATCGGCTCTCGGTGTTGCGAGCGGACGCTCTTTCATCATCGGGAGTGGTGGGCTCTCCATTCCTGGGTTCACGGATGATGCCACGTTGGTGGCTGAGGGTTTCGACACCCAGGCCGAACGAGAGGCAGTGCGGACGACCCGCACCGCGAACCGCGTCCTGATCTCCACGGGGGTGGATGACTCCCCCGTGAACCACGAGTACGCCATCACCTACATCGTGACGACGGAGGAGAGGGTCTACAACATTGAGCCCGGTGCAGCTGAGTTCCTGACCCTGGGAGACCTGACCCTGACCTTCGACGAGGACCGCTAGTGGCCCATGATGACGACAGAGAGAACCCTCTCAGCCCATACACCCTAGCGCAGAACCCGGCTCCGAATCCTCTTACTGGCCAGGCTGCGAAGGACAAGGTGCGGCAGCAGGTCGAGTCCATCCTTTCCCAGTTCTTGCAGGTTCTCCCCTCAAACTACGTCAGCCAGATCTCTGGCCCTTTCTACACGCTTCAGTTCCAGGCGGCGGCAGAGCAGCTGGCGGTGTTCCTCCTTACGGCGGAGGAGGTCTACAAGGACGCGGACTGGTCCTTCACCCGGTCGGATTTCCTTTGGGAGATGTTGGGGACGTTGGTGTTCCCTGCTGTTGCCGAGGGCCGCAGCAACGCACCGATTATCGAAGGAGACGTGACCTACCGGAACTTCTTGCACAAGATGGTCCTCTTGCTTCTCCAGGGGGCGACTCCTTCCGCTGTTGAAACCGGTGTGGACTGCCTCACCGAAGCTCAGGTGGATCTCATCGAGCGGTTCTTGGCCGCTCGGGACCCAAACTCCGCGTGGACCATCGACAACCAGTTCGAGTTCGAGCTGATCGTCGACAACAACAACCAATTCCCCGACCAGCCTTTCCAGCTTCAGGACAACACGGTCATCGTCGTGGACGCCCTAAAGGCGGCCCACGCCCTGTACGGCTACCAGAACTTGTTCACGGACATGTTCGACCAGATCGCGGACGACCAGGATGGGATGTCCTGGGAGATGTTCTCGTACTACTACGACGACTTCCGCCGGTACTGCCTCGGGGTCAAGAGCGTTGTTGGCACGGGAGACACCCTGACGGGCCGGACGTTGTTCACGGACCCAGATGTGAGCTTCCAGAGCGTCCAGGTGGGGGCCACCCTGACCATCACCTCTGGCACGAACATCGGGACCTACCGGGTCACAGAGATCTTGGCCTTCCCTTTCGGAGACGATGCCACGGCACAGTCCTACACCACCTCACCGACGGGGCTCTCTGGCTCAGCCACCGTGTCGGGGGATGTGATTACGGACACGGCACAGGATTGGGCAGCGGTGGCGGAGGGCGAGCAACTCACGTTCACCACGGGAAACAACGCGGGCACCTACCGCTTGGAAGTTCTTCTTGGGCCGAGCGGCGGGGTTATCGGAACACCCCTTGCTGTTGGCCCTGCCACTCAGGTCCGGGTTTCTCCCACCCTGCTTCGTCTTGCGACCCGCATGGATGTTGAAGACACCGGCCAGACGTACTCGGTCTCGGTGGACCGACTTGGTATCCGGGAGCCAAAGGTGCGAACAGGAGAGGACGCTTCGTCCCAGTTCTATCTCTAGCGGCCCTGACACAGACGACGTGACTCACGACGAACAAGACGTTCAAGACGACGACACTCACGATCTGCACGAAGACGACGAGCACGTCCGCTACGAGAGCCACCATGACGACGTGCGGCGGACTTACCTCTAGTGGCATATCCCCCATATGCTTGTGATTTACTACCTGAAACCATCTCTTCTCCTATAGGCGACAAGCCTTCCGGCCCTGTTGGCGGACCCGGGTTTCGACCGTCTTCTTGTGGCGACGGACCTTGTTGACAGAGTTTCCATGACCCTTTCGGTGGAAGCATCCGTCGAGTTCTTTCCGGCCCTTGAAGCCCATCTTCGCTTTCCCTACCTTCATGCTCTCCCTCCACCCTCACTACGCAGAGGGGGTGGGATTTCAACTTCCTTTGGAGAGTTTCACAGCTCGTTTCACATCTCGGGCCGTCACTCCCAGGGTGGCCGGGCCAAACTGGAGTTGCTTGAGCACATAGGAAGGGTGGTAGGTCACCACGAGAGGGAGATCTATGCCGAGGCGGTCATGCACGAACCTGAGTTCGCGGTCTTCTCGTAGGGCCCCCACGGGAGCGTCAGGGAACTCGGCCAGGAAGTTCCCGGCGAGCCTGCCCAGGGCGAGGAGGGCTTTGGGCTCAACGATACGGATCTGGGCGTACAGGTAGGGAGCAAAAAGCTCAACCTCGGCGGGCGTAGGGGCCCGGCTCTCTGGGGGTGGACGCTTCACGAGGTCGGTCATGTAGACCTGATCTCGCATCATCCCGCACTTGAACAGGATTTTATCGAGGAGTTGCCCGGCTGGGCCCATGAAAGGTTCTCCGGCTTGACCCTCCTCCGGTCCGGGTGCATCACCCACAACCATAAGGTCCGCATCAGGGTTCCCCGTGCCGAAAACAAGTTCGTGTGCCGAATTGTATAGCTT